ACTTTCGAACTATTATGCACTTCTTTATCCTCAATTTCCAAAAGTTGGACCCTATATTAGGCCCGATGCTCTTTTAGTCTTAAAAGAAGAAAAACGCTACAGGCTTTTTTTTCTTGAAATTCAAAAATTAGACTGGGAACAAAATCTTGAAGATAAACGCCGGAATTATTTAAGATTATCCGGTGATGATTTAGTTTTTAAATACTGGCTTAATATGTGCGACAAAAATCTCTTGAATTTACCAATCCCTAAAATAGATGACTTTAAATTTTCAGTTATTCTTGTCTGTTCAAAAAAACTTGACTGGGGGGAGGGATTTATTTTCACGGATAGTCTTTTAAAAATTTTATAGGAAGTCTTATGTGGACTTGGATTATAATTTTTTTGATTTATTCAAATATTGTATATATTTATATTAATTCAAATTATAACGATGAAACTTCCGGTAGCGCTGGCTTTGCTTTAAGTTTTTGGTGGTTTTTTGTTTTAGGTTTATTGTATTTAATATTTGATTTAGTCGTTGTTTCATATTATCTCGTCATAAGTTATTTATTGGTTAGTATATCGTTTTACATAGCTATCAAAAAAAATAAAAAAGAAGAAGGAAAAAAATTTGGCTTATATCTTTTTATTCCTCGTTTTTATTATGGCTGGTTTAAAGACCGGACAGGTACTGATTTTAAAACTTGGTTTAATAATATTTTCTTTGATAATAAATATGAAGTCGTTGACGGCGGTTATCATTCATTAGACACATCATCAAATAATACTCAGGAGGTTTTTATGGATTACAATTCAAACAAAGACATGATTAAATACGGGCAAGGTCAGATTACCAGGTCTAAAAATGAAATTGAGTTTCATAATAACTCAGTTCTTGACCTTGTTAATTCTTTACAAGATGAACTGGCGAACCAACCAAGGCCATTAACTATTTGGGGAGAGCAAAGGCAATCGGAAAGGTTAAAAATAACAGCTGATAAGGTTCAGACTGTTGTTGGCATTATTAAAAATCTTAGCATGAGTGTTGAGGATATGGCGAAACTTAAAGCCTATAAACTTTTTGAGCAAAATGCCGTATTAAGAGCCTTGATTGAAAATGAAACTTTAAAACAAACTATTTCAACTGTTGAAACTGACATGAAAAGAAGAAGTGAAATTGCTTATGAAGCACAACTTTTACAAAATGAAAATCAAAGGCTTTTAAATGATAGGCTTTTTCAAGAAAATAAAAAGCTATATATTGAGAATGAATTATTAAGAAATCAAAATTCTATTGAATTTTTTAAGGTTAGGTGCGAACATGATATAAACCTTATTGACTCTACGGCTGATGCTAATATGAAAAATGCAAAATCACAAAAAACCTTTGAGATTAATAGTCTGATTAAAAATATTACTAAAGACATAGAATTTAATAATTTAAGCGACCCTTTAAAGAACTCTATAATTATTGGTCTTTTGTTTTCTAATACCGATGACCCCATGAAATTACAATACCAAAATTCTATTATAAATGACGCGGTTGAGACATATAGACTTGAAAGAGATAAATTGTATCAATCGGTTGAAAGAGAAAAGCTAGAAACCAGAGAAAAGAAGTTAAGACAAGATGACGAATTTAGAGACAGAGATAGACGAAATGGTAGATGATTATTGGCTCCAGTTAGGTAGAAGGCAGGATTTTAATTCAGACCCTGCTATTTTTAAATATCTTGAAGAAAGATTTCACCATACTTATATTTTAGGAAAACCAGGCGGGGGAAAATCAACACTTCTTGAGCGCATGGCTTATTATGATTTTTCAGAGGGCTACTCTGTAATTTTTATAGACCCGAAAGGTGAAACAGTTGATAGGCTTTACTCTCTTTGCGAAAACAAAGAAAAAATTATTTACGTTTCTTTTAAACACCCTATCGGGTTAAGTCCGTTTTCTAGAAAGGATTATAGTATAGATACAATTATCACGGAGTTTGTGCAGATTTTAGATATTCTTATCACTTCAACAAGCCCCAACCCTGAAAGCACAGTTAGAATGAAAGAAGTCTTATATAAAACTTTAAAAGGTTTTGACGAAAAAGACAGGAACTTTAATTTTTTGGCTAAATTTCTTAACAGCAAGAAAATTCGTGATGATTATAAATTTTCAAATCCTGAATATACAACCTGGTGGCTTGACCTTGAAAAATCAACTTCGTCCGGTTATCATAAGGCATCAGATTTTGTCAGAACAATGAGCAGTATTGAAAGCAGGATATCGCTTTTTCTTGAAAATGACGAAATGAAACAATTTATTGTTAGTGATAACGAACTCTCTATTGACGAACTTGTTAATTCAAACAAGAGTTTATTCGTTAATTGTTATTCCTCCAGTCGTGATAACGTTTTATTTTTAGTCAATCTCATTGTCTATGCGGTCTATTCTTATATTTTTAAATCATTTAATAGAAAACCTCTACTAATTTATATAGACGAGTTTCAGTTGTGCGCTAGCGAGTTATTTATTGATATGCTTTTATTTTGTAGGAGTTTTCAGGTAGGTTTTACTTTATCTCATCAAAATTTGTATGGTATTCCTAAAACTCTATACGATACTATTGTTGATACCGTCAGAAATTACGTGATTTTTAATTGCGGATACACCGAGGCAAAAAAGTTTTCTGATACATTTTCTTTGAAACCTGATGATTTTTTAAATTTAGATAAATATTATGCCTGGGTTAGAATGGGAAATAAAAATACTCCGATTAAAACTTTCCCGCCCCTTGAAGTTGAAAGTATCAATATTCCCCCGCCCCATTCCAATATTTTAAAATCTCAATATAACTTTCTTAAAGACGGCTGGATAACAGTTTCTTAAAAGTGCTATACTTAATAGGGGATTAACAAAAGCGACTTTTCGGCATTAGTCGAGCTTTTCACCCGACTTCCTATTCAGGCGATAATGCTTTTGGCAAACCTATCTAAAAAGTAGGCAGTCAGCCAACGGCGAACGGTCAGCGGTCGGGCGGCACTTAGTTTTCAAGGCGTGACCGACAACTTTTAATCAAGTGTTGTTTTCTCCTCTAAATTGTACGCAAAAGGCTTGTATTCTTGCAAGCCTTTTGATTTTGTGATATAATTAATTTAATTAAAGTCTTTTGAAAATTTATAAGTGGGGTCAAGCTTAATTGGAAAAATTAAGTTAATATTAGAATATATGGAAAATATATCAAAAATTCCTATTAATAGTAAAATATCGTTAGAAGAACAGTTAGAACGTCAATATAAGCAAAAACAACAAGAACAAAGAATTGCACTTATGCGTTCATTCGTATTAAAGAAACAAATAACAGAAGCTTATCAAATTTTAGAAAATATTAGATTTGATTATTTGGGCGACACCGCATTTAGAGAAAAGATAGTAAAAGCTAAAAGCAACCTTGAATTAGCGATTAATGATTTTCTTTTAGATGATAATTATCATAGAGAAAAAATTAATTGGCTAAACAAAATGACACCAAGGGAATATGATGATTATTTGAAATCTTTTACAGGTAGTGCTCAATCTTAATTAGTGAAATAATAAACTCTTTGTCCCCACTTATAAGATTTTAAATAATTAAATTTTTATGAAAAAAACATTAAAATTATTCGGTTATAATTGGAAATTGATTTTAGACAAAGACAAAGACAAAGATGCTGGAGGCAGTTTTGATTGGGGTAAAAAAGAAATCAAGATAAATGACAAGTACGGAGAATTTGAAGTTATTCTTTTGCATGAGATATTGGAAACTATTTTATTGAATAACCTTGTTAGATATTACGGCAATGAGGGAAATCAAGAATTCCGCTTTATGTTCAATCATACTCAGTATTGCAAAATTGTGTCTGATTTATTTCAAGCTATTAAAGACAATAATTTATTTAAATAATTTTCGCACATTTAAAAAGGAGCTTATCATGTCAGAAGCATTTTTAGATTTCTCCGCTATTAGCCAGCAAGTCAAGTTTAGAGATTTGCTTAACTTTCTTAACATCCCCTACAAAGAAGTTAAGAACGAATTAAAAGCCGAGAACTTTGTTGTGAATACCACGAAGAACCTTTACGTGGATTATCACAATGAGAAAAGCAAAGGCTCGCCGATTAACTTCCTGTCTAACTTTAAAGGGATAGGATTAAGAGAAGCCGCCTTGGAACTAAGGGATAATTTTCTAAAACAGCCCAAAGAACCGAAAAGGGAAATTCCAAACCTAACTTTACACTATCACCCATTCCTAAAAGATTATGGAATTCCCGAACAAACAGCCAAAGACTATGAAGTCGGTTTAGTTAAACAGAAGTCTATCATGTCCGGTAAAATTGCTTTTAAGATGCACGACCACACCGGCGAGCATATCGGATACGTCGGTTATAATCCGAAAGAACAAAAATGGTTTTTCCCGCAGAACTTCAAAAGGAACGACCTTTATAACTCTCACAACGTAATCAGTAATTCCGTCTTAGTCGTAATCAATCCTTTTGATTGTCTTTACCTAATCGGTTTAGGTATTCAAACCACTCTCGCTCTATGCGGGAAAGGAATGACCGACGGGCAGGAAGAATACTTAAAGCAGTTTAAGAACATAGTGCTTTTACATCCAGAACCGGATAACATTCTTCTCAGGCTTTCTAAGTTTGCTTTTGTAAAAGCTCCAATACTGAATAAAGCTATAAAAAATAGTGGCGATAGTGAAGTGATGGCATGGTTTTAAACCAGCCTAACTTTTCAATCGGGGCTGTTCAAGTAATTTGGACAGCTTTTTTTGTTGATTAAAAAATTCAGATGTGCTATAATATAAGTGAGATTTAATAATTAATTAAGGAGGATATGCGAATTGAGCATTACCTTTCAATACTTGATGAATTAACAGACCTTGAACGCTCGGTATTTCTATACTATTGCGTGCTTAAAATTCCCTACAAGGAAATTCCCTCACACCTTAAAATTCCCGTGAAAACAGTCAAAAAAGCCTGCGAAACTTTAGAGCAACAAAAGGTCTTTGTTGAACTAACAGAAGAGCTTTACCAATCGTTCCTCTCTGAAAACCGCTAATGTGCTATAATTAATATGGGGTTAAATATTTTTAAAAAACATTTATTGCCGGAAGAAAATAACGACGGAAAGCTTTTCGAACTTTACTGGCATTTACAGTCTGATTTTAATAAACTCAAATCTGAACATGAAATAACCAAAAAGACAGCCGAGAATGCTTTGGCATCCGCTCAGCTTTCAATTAAGGTTATCAAGCAACTTTTAAAGAGGCTGGGATATGAATTTATTAATGGGAACTTATTTCCTGCTAAAAAAAAGAAATAATATGGAATATCAAACAGATAAACAAGCCGGAGGATTATTGGGACATTATGAGCAGATGTTCGGTCATCTCCGAGATACTGAAATTGAATACTTGGAAATTGGAATTTTAAAAGGCGAGTCTTTGCGTTGGGCAAAGGACTTTTTCAAAAAAGGAACCATAATTGGGATTGACATCTTAATCCCTGAGATTGATTTTACCGGCGTTAGGATGATTGAATGCAGTCAGGATAATATCCAGGGAATGGACGAAATAGGCAGAGATTGTGGTTTCTTTGATATAATCATTGATGACGCCAGCCATATTAAAGAATTAACAGAACAAACTTTTGATGTTTTTTGGAAATATTTGAAGTCTGGTGGTTGGTATATCATAGAAGACTGGACGGCTGGCTATACTGATATTCCGAAGTATAAAGGAATGGCAGAAGTAATAACGAACATTTTATTAAATCAGAAAAAATATAAATTCGGCGATGTAAAAATAAACAGCGACATAAAATCTTTCGCCGCTTTTAGGAAATAGTATGTTCACCGGCGGTTTAAATGCCTATAGAAATTCATTGTGCAGTCCCGAAGAAAGTAGAAAGTATGGGGAAGCCTGGGATAGAATTTTTGGCGGCAAGAAAAAAAAGATTAAAAAACATAGCACGGTAGAGCAGTCTGGCAGCTCGTTGCCCTCATAAGGCAAAGGTCGTGAGTTCGAATCTCACCCGCGCAACTATGATAGTATAAAAAAATTTTATCTAGTTGTTATGTCAGGTTTACTTGCATCAGTTAATATTTGCATTTCTTTCCTGACCCAAATAGCTATATCATTATTCCCGGCGATGCTTAATTCTGTTGCAAAATTATGAACTCCCCCTAAGAAAGCATACTTAGCATAATCAGTCTTAAAAGACCCGTATTGTTGGGATAAATGGTTAAACAAATCTTGGTTCATGTTTAATACCTTAATTTTAAAAAATACTAAAAATTACTAAACGAAATACAATTATCTATATTTTATGGCAAATAAAGTTGGCAGACCATCAAAATTTAAAAAGAAATACATCAAAGATATAATTGACTTCTTTAGTGTTGAGCCATACGAAAAAGAAATAATGAAAACATCAAAAGAATATTACGCAACGGGAACTCTTAAAAAGGAAAGTGAGGAATATCGTTTAATTCCTAACAAATTGCCTACATTATTTAGTTTTGCAAGAAAAATAGGAGTGTCTTACAAAACAGTTTGGTCTTGGGCTTTTGAAAAAGAAGAGGCAGAACTTGACAAGGATTTAAAAGAATTTCGTAATGCCTATAATGAAGCTAAAGAAATGCAAAAGGAGTTTATTATTAGTATTGGTCTATCCGGTGCCGCTAATGCTCCGTTTGCTATATTTACGGCTAAGAATGTAACCGATATGAGAGATAAGGTTGAAACTGACATCACTTCGGGTGGTGAAAAATTAGGAGTTTTAATTTTACCTCAAAAAAATGAAGATACATTGGCAACCAACCAATAAACAGAGTGAAGCATTAATTAGGGATGAGTTTGAGATACTTTTTGGCGGCGCTCGAGGTGGTGGAAAGACTGATGCCGGTATGGCCTGGCTGTTATATGACAAAGATAATCTGAGATACAGAGCTTTAGTCATCCGTAAAAATGCTGATGATTTAAAAGACTGGCTGGCAAGAGCTAAAATAATGTATTTGCCGACCAAGGCTGACTTTGTGATGAAAGAGATTAGATTTCCCAGCGGAGCCACAATTGTTTTGGGACATTTAAAAGATGAAAACGCTTATGAAAAATATCAAGGCCACGAATACCACAAGATTTTACTGGAGGAACTTGAGCAAATACCCAGCGAGGAATTGTATTTGAAACTTATTTCTTCTTGCCGTTCTACGATACCGGAATTAAAGCCTCAAGTATTCTCTACAGCTAATCCGGGCGGAAGGGGGCAAAGGTGGATTAAAAAGCGTTTTAATTTAGTCGGCACTCCAATTAAGCCGATTAGAACAGTAGATAGTATTACCGGCAGGGCAAGAATATTTATACCGGCCAGAGTAGATGATAACCCGCACATTATGGAAAAAGACCCTACCTATGTTAATTTTCTTGACGGATTGCCGGACGGCTTACGGGAAGCCTGGCGGTTAGGAAGCTGGGACGAAATGGAAATCAAAGGAGCTTATTATGGGGCAATGTTGAGACAAGCAAGGGAAGAAAACAGAATTAAGACTGTGCCTTATGACCCCGCCTTATTAGTTCATACAGTTTGGGATTTGGGACTTGATGACAGTATGGTTATTGGATTTTGGCAGAGAATTAGCACCGAGACCAGATTAATTGATTATTACGAGAATAATAATTTAGGGCTTGACCATTATATTAAATTTTTAAAAGAAAAACCTTATATCTATGGGAAACATTTTGCCCCTCATGACATCGAGCATAGAGAATTAACGACCGGAGTAACAAGAAGGGAAACCGCTAAGAATTTGGGAATTAATTTTGAAGTCGTGCCGAAATTAGATATTGAAGACGGAATTAACGCCGCGCGCCTGATGTTTCCAAGATTATTTATAGATGAAAAGAAATGCGAGAATTTTATTGAAGCCATAAGACAATATCGTAAAGAGTGGGATGATAAAAATTTAAAATTTAAAGATAGTCCGGTTCACGACTGGACGTCTCACTCCGCTGATATGCTTAGATATTCGGCTGTTATTGAAAAGTTAATGTCTAATGAAAAAGGCGAGTTTGAACATATTATGAATAAAAACGAAGCAACCTACAACTCTAACAGGTTTAGGTAAAACTATATGAATAAAACAAATACTCCCGAGAAATCCGATGCCGACCAAAAACAATATTCAACCGAGCTTGTTAATCGGATTTTAAATGAAGAGAGCCACTATAAGAACTGCACTATCAGACTATCAGACAGGGCTTCTTTTAACATGTATCAGAATATTCAGGATAATATCACTCATCAGAACAAAGAGTTTCTATTTGCTCAATCACAAGAAGAAATAAACGAAGGAGTTGAAAGAGAGTTTTTTGACATCATCTCCCCTATGGTTGAAACCACAGTTTCTAATATTGATTTGGACGCCAACGATATTGAGCTTTTCACCGATAACCCGGATTATCTGGCTCATGAATATTTCGGGACTTGCTTATTGAGACAGTATCTGAGACAGACTAATCACGGCGAAGTAATCAATGAGAACGAATACTTTTTTGTTGACGACGGAAACTTAATCGTCAGATTTATAGACGAACCCAACCGAAAGAACAAGGGAGATATTTATCGCAGGGTTTTACCCCAGAATATCATCATTGTTGACCCGACGGCAGAAACCCCAGAGGATACCACAGTTATTGAAAAAGACACAATGAGCCAAACCGAAGTCCGGGGAATGAAAGAGTGGGCAAATAAAAAAGAAATTTTTGAATTGTGCAATACGGGTAATAATGAAGACATCCCTTATTACGAAGCGTATTATCGCTATGGCGAGTTAAGTAAATTCAAGTTGGGGATGATTAAACAGGAAGTCCACGGGATACCTTACGAACCCCAGGAAGGAGACGAAAATGATTATGTGCAGACTATGTCTGTTATGGTTAAAGCTAAGCAGGGAGCCAAAGATTTAAGCGGGCAAGAAACACAAGGTTTTATCACCTTTATTGAAGAATTAAAGCCTAAGACTTATCAGATTACCAAGAAGCTTAAAATTACCCGCTACAAACCTTTTGAGTCGGTTGGATACGGAAAATACACCGGCAGGTTTTGGAGACAGGGTTATAGAGAAATCGGCAGGCCCTATCAGAACAAAGCGAATGTTTTGGTTAATCAACTTGGTGAACTTTCAGAGATAGCAAGCAAAATGGTATTCTGGAGTACAGACGAACAGATTGCCGGTAGAAATGTTTTATCCTCAATCAGAAACGGGCAGATTTTGAAAGCCAAAGACTTGGCTTTACTAAATAATGTTTTTCCCAACCTATCCTTTTTTGCGGATGAATGGAATAGAAATATTAACGAATGTCAGAAAGCCCTAAAAGCTTTTGAAATCGCCACGGGAGAAAGTTTGCCCTCATCTACGAGCGCCACAGCGATTGCGGTGCAAAATCAAGCAGTAGGAAAGTATTTTAACTTTAAGAGAGAGCGATTTGGTTTATTCTATTCTCGTATTTTCAAACGCTGGGTGGTCTCAGAACTTCTAAAGAACATAGACGAAAACGAAGCCGTTGAGATTACGGGCGACCCGAGTTTCTTTGAAGAAATCGTGGAGGCTTATGTTAATGGCTGGATGTTAGAAAATTGTATCAAGACAACGGCTCTTGCTATGGCGAAAAATCCGGACATGCTACCACCGACCCGAGAAGAGTTTGAACAATTAAAAGAACTTAAAAAACAGGAAATTTTGAAACAACCTAAGCTATACGGGGAAATAACCAGGGACTTTTTTAAGGATGTTGAAATGTTTGTCGGAATTAATATTACCGGCGAAGCCTTCAATAAGCAGGCTAAAGTTTCTAACGCAATTCAACTTCTTAACCTTGAACTTAATCCTGCCTTGCAACAGAACCCCGAAGCTATGGATACTATTAAATGGATTAAGCAAATGTTAGGACTTAAAGTTAGCAGGTATAAAAAGAATGCTCAACCGCAAATCCCGCAACAGCAACCGACATCAATAAATACGGGCAATTTACCGATGAAAGAACAATCGGAAGCTAAGACCGCCCAGGACGAAACCGTCAATATGCTATAATAAATATATGATTGATTTAACACAAAAAGATATTTACAACGACAGAGTATATTTACAGAAACTTAAAAAGGCTGTCGCTTCCAATGACGGGAAGGTGATTGTTGATTATATCAGGTTTAAATTGTCAGAATTTGACTACAAGGACATTGACGCAACCAAGACTTTTAATGAAATCGGACAAGAGTTTTTAGCAATCAAAACAGCAAGGGAAAAGTTAGAGAAAATATTATCATTTTTAGATAGTAGAATTAATTAAGTTCTAAAAGGCAAAGGCTGATTAGAACAAAAAATTTATGTCAAATGACAAAGAGTTTGTGCCAAAAGGCGAAGAAGAAATCCGTGAGCAAGTCATCAAGGACTATGACTTAGACCCCGATGACGAGGCTAACAAACCTTTTATTGAGAAAGCAGTCAAAAAAGAACTTGACTGGCAGGCTGAAAAGCTGGAATTCTCAAAAAAAGAACTTGAAGCCAAAGAAGTATTAAGTAAGGCCATTGAACAAAAAGCTAAAAACAGAACAGAGAAAGAAGAATTGAAAAAGAAATTGGATGAATTATTAGCTGATAAATCTAATAACAATGGCGAGCTTGATAATCCCAAAGGGGAACCCGCTCCGAAATCCGAACCGGCTAATCCGGTGGAAAATGAGAAATTGTCTTCTTTAGAAAAGCAGGTTGCAGAGTTAAAGGAAAGCAACCAAAGACAAAAATTTTCTCATTTAACCGATGAGGAGTACAACGCTATCAATAGCCTGGCAAAAGCTGAGGGTAAAAGTTTTGAGGACACTATGTCTAACAATCCTTTAGCCAAAAATTATTTGGAAACAAATAAAATTGAACAGCGAATTGCCGGAGCTACTGGCGCACCTTCCAACCGAACCAACCCGTCCACTTCATTGAAGTTTGAGGAAGTTGATTTAGGCAACCCTGAACACGTGAAGTGGCTTAAATCAGACCCTGAAAGAGTAAAAGGATTTGAATTATGGATGGAAAAGGGTGGAGCAGATAAAATATTAAAATAAGCAGTTTTAAATTAATTTTGAGTTATGGGTTAACCATAATCTGATAGCTTAAAACTGCCATAACTCTATGTCTAATAGCTTGACAAACTACATCCGTGAGATTTGGGCTCCGAAAGTCCAAGAAAAGATGTTCGCTTCGTTAGTTGGTAAGGACATATGTGAGTTCGTAACCGTCCCCGACGGTGACACGTTTAAACTGTGAAAGTTGTGAGGCGTGTATAAACATTACAAAATGCTGGAAACTCCTTAGAGCTTCACTGGCTACTAGGCGACACAAGTGAAGATTGGACAATCAGCAGGTCAAAAATTTATGAGTTCTCTAATAATTAAAGACGTTTTATGGCTTGCAGCAATATTTGAAGGCGAAGGAACAACAGGTTTATTCAAGACAAGAAGAAAAAACAATGATAAATGGAGAATATCTACATATTTTCTAATTTGCAACAATGACCCGATTATTATTAATGAAGCCTGGGAAATTGCAGCAAAATTAAATGTAGGTATGTGTATTTATCAAAGAGAAGGAAGCACACCCAATGCTAATTTAAATTATCAAATTTGTTGCAAAAACATGAAAGGCGTCTATAAAATGCTCGAAACCTTATTGCCTTATATACGAGGAAATAAAAGGGCAGTTGCGGAAATGACAATGAGATTTATTACAAGCCGCGATTTTGGTGATTTGACCAAAAGAAAGCCCTACTATTCTGATGAAGAATGGAAACTCTACGAAAAAGTAAAAGAAACAAACCAACAAGGCAAAAAGAAAAAATTTGAATCCTCAGAGACTTTACGTAATGCCCTGACAAACATTGAAAAAATTTTGTCAGGTGAAGATAAAGTCCAAACCTCTATGAAAATAGGGGAAGAAATCCCTATAAGTTAGGGATGGATAAGTCACAAACCTTATCACAGCGATTTAAGCACCGGAACTTACACTCGCAATCCAAGTTCTGGAGGCGTCGCTCCCACGGATATTACCACCACCGACGAATATTTAACTATCGGCACTTCCAAATACACCGCCTTTTACATTGATAAACTGGATGACATTCAGATGTTCTACAAGAGCTTGAAAGGCGATTTGTTGAAAGAAGCGGCTATTCGCTTAGCAAATGACATTGACACTGCCATTTTAAGCGAATACGCTAACGCCGGTTTAAGTGTTGACGGCGGTGATGTCGGCGGTACTGACGGTCAGCCGATTACCCTTGCCTTATCAGGCACCAACGGACACATCCTTGATGTGTTCGAAGCCGCGAAAGCAAAATTAGCGGGTAATAATGTTGCAGTTGACGGCGATTGGTTCATGGTCGTTGACGCCGCTAATTATTACAAAATCCTTGAAAGATATTTGCTGTCTGCCGGTTTCAAGGTTCAAGACGAAGCTTTGGTTAATGGTTATGTTGGTAAAGTTTCAGGTATCAACCTGTATATTTCCAACAACCTGCAAACCAGCACCGTGAGTGGCATGTCCACTCGCCACTGGATTGCCGGAAAGAAAGGTGCAATCACCTTAGCTGTTCAATCAGAGGCTTCCGTTGATGATATTCCTAACCCGATGAACACCGACGGCACCCACAAACTTGGCCACGAGTATGTCTTATCCAACTTGTTTGGTAAAAAGACATTCTATTGGAACGCCAAAAAACTTGTGGACATCCAAATCAAGATTGTTTAGTTCCCGATATTCTGCTCTCTTTTTGAGAGCAGTAATTGGCAACTATAATTAATTTTAAAAAGTATGATTATTCAAAATCGTTTTGGAAGAATTGTCTCAGTCGCTGATGAATTGGGACTATCAATGATTAAAGGCGGAGAGGCTACTTTATATGAAGCTCCCGCAGAAATTAAAGAAAACACCGAAAAAAAAGATGAGGACGTAAAAAATCCCTTGGAGTGCCCATATTGCGGTAAAGTCTGCGGGAACAAATTAGGGTTTAACAAACATACGGAAGCCTGTAAAAAAAAAGCCCTCTCATCTCAGTCATAATCACCAATAGGCCCAATGAAGAGAACATCTCTTTAAAATATATTAAAAAGCAAACTTATCAGAAATTAGAAATCATAAATATTATTGACAAAGATTTGAAAGGAGCGTCTTGGGCAAGAAACCAAGGATTGAAGCAGGCTAAAGGAAAATACATCTTCCATTGCGATAATGATTTGGAGCTTTTACCGGATTGTATTGAAAATCTTTATAAATGTTTGAAAAATAACAAAGGCTATAAGTGGGCTTTTGGAAAATTGGAAATTGACGGACAAATTCTTAACGAGAATAAAAATCTAAAAATCCCGAAAAACAAAAAATCTGTTGAGTATGCGATGTGGTTTCACTGCATCTCTACGATGAGTTTGATTGACGCTTCGGTAAAGTTTTTTTGGGATGAGGACATTAAAAGATACGATGATTGGGACTTGTGGATTACACTTGATAAAGCCGGACATAAAGGTATTTTCTGCGACAAATTACTATTAAAGACTATTTGCCGACCGAACGGAATAACGAACAGAGATCCCAAAGATATTAAGGAAAAAATGGACATTATTTTTAAGAAACACGGCATTGACCCTAAGCTTAAAATAGCCGACATCATAATCCCTCACCAAAACAGACACGACCTTTTAAAAGATTGTCTTGAAAAACTTGATTACAGGAGATTTAACATCATAGTAGTTTCGGGTGGTTCTTTCTCAGAGAATTGCAACAAAGGAGCGAGAATTGCCGAGACTGATAACTTGATTTTCTTGAACGACGATACTTTGCCGGATAATGAGATTTTAAAAGAAATGGTTGAAAATGAAGCCGACTTTGTGGGAGTTGCCGAATACATACCCGACGACAAAATGACTTATTACGGCATTGGTTATTGGTTAAGAGAAAATGGATTAGTGCAGGCGGGATTAGCCGGTAAAATCTCTGACATAAGTATCCCCAGCGGTTATTGTTTCAAGGTCAAGAAAAAGATGTGGCTTGAGATGAAAGGACTGGATGAGGGTTTTATAAACGGCGGTGAAGACCAAGATTTCGGATTTAGGGCCATTGAAAAAGGTTATAAAATTGATTATGTTTACAAACCAATGACCCATTTTCACAGCCAATCTGCCGACCGGTTTATTAAGAACAAAGAAAACTTAGCATTATTAGACAAGTTGTGGCCGGATAAAAAACTTATAAAATTATTAAATCTAAAAAAATAAATTTATGGAAGGAGAAAAAAAGTGGTATTTATCCACGACAATTCAAGGCTCTATAATTAGTTTCTTAGCTTTATTGGTTGCTTATCTGCAACTGGATATTGACAATGCCACCCTAACAAATCTTGTTTTGGGAGTTTTCGGTTTAATTGGTGTTATTCTTACGATTTACGGACGCATTAAAGCTAAGTATGTGATTAAGAAGTAATTATGAAAAGCTGTTTTGGAGAACTATTGGTTGTGTTGTTTGTCTTGCCTTTAGTCTTGGTATTTCTCTGGAAGCTCGGAATTACATCCTACATGAAAGACGCTTTTATTATGATGTTTCAGCTTTTCACCGCCATATTCAAAGCTCTGATAGGGATTATCGGCGGGGATACTTTAACCCAGAATGTAGATTTTATAATCGACAGCTTATGGTAAAAGTCTTAAAAGCAATATTCTATTTTGTGGTTTTAGCTTCAGCCGGGCTTTTTGTAGGCTTAATAATTGATTTTATAATTGATAAATAAAAGTATGACAGAACAAAACATTGAGAAATACAGCGAGAGACAAGAGATTGAAACCGAGGGAAAATTTCCGAAGTTTGTTAGTTGGATAGTTTTTACGTGGGCAATGGCTGTTATATTAATGGTTTTTGGCTGGGTATTACTCGCCCAGGCTTCAATTAACACTAAATTATCAGAATACGAATTAAGGTCAAGCGAGATAAAAGCCCAGTTGGCGCAAATCCAAGAAAGCTTAGTCTGGATTAAAGAAGCGTTAAAATCAAATAAATAATTATGAACACAAAGCCTTTCAATTCTGGATTAATATTTAATAAGCCTAAATATTCAGACTGGATTTTCGGAGGCTACACTCCGCTTGACAAAAAAGTTTTTAATGAAAGCGGAAACTGGACAGACTTTTTACCGGAAGTAGAATATCAGAATAATGCCGGATACGATAGAATGGCGTGTGTCTCCTATTCCCTGTTAAACTGCCTTGAAACTTTATATTATTTTCAAACACAAACCAGACCGAATTTCAGCGACAGATTTACAGCCAAACTATCCGGCACGACAATAAACGGAAATACTTTAGAGAATGTTTTTAATGCCGTCAGAGAATACGGATTAGTGGATGAGAGTTTATGGCCTGATGTTTTTCAAAAGTTTAACAATCAAGATGAGTTTTTCAAAGAGTATTACAAAGATATCCCGCAAGAAATAATCAACGAAGGGAAAGAATTTCTTGAACATTGGACGCCATATCGTGAGTGGGTAGGAACTTTAAATAAAGATTTAATTTGCGAAGCCTTAAAAGACACTCCTTTACAGGTTGTAGTCGCTTATGACAAAGGAACGCACTATTTAAAGCCTACAAGCCCGTATAATCACGCCGTAATGCTACTTAACGCAGAACATGGTAAGTATTGGGAGATTTTTGACCATTACACGCAAACAATTAAAAAATATCATTGGGATTATGAGTTTGGAGCTATTTTAAAGCCCACCTTAATCCACAAACAAAATATTATGTTCATGCCCCAAGATAATTATTTATACTTATTAGTTCAAGGAAAGGAACAGATTTTAGCCATGGGAATTGACGGAAAACTGATGATTTACGACCAGAAAATTGACACTCTAATAAATTCAACATCCAGGGCTAAAAAATATCAAATTCCCCAGCCCCTAACCTTGGAACAATGGAACCGTGTTGATAAGATTAACGGGAAAGAAGAATTAATTGAAGCTAAAAAGTAAAATTTATGTCAATGAATTTAACAATTATAATGGCAGACGCCCGCTATTTAGCCTTGAGAAACAACGCTAACTCTACGGCTTATGGAGATACCGACATTAAGAGAAATATTAATCGTTGGTATAATACAGTAATTGAGTGGATTTTATCAGCGAACGGAGAGTGGCA